CCAACTGTGACATCACTATTTTCCTACTTCTTTCTGCCTCACATATAACAAGCCTAGCAAGCCGTAACCGACCACGTCCATAAGCGTGTCCTCGATTGCCTCGTTTACTACCAATGCCTCGCGCCCATCGGCCAATGTTTCCAATCTAAAGAATTTGTCAGTTAGACGCACCAATGCACCTGCCAAGCCTTGACGTTGCCAAGCATCCCCATAATCGGCATTCTTTTTCAATACCAAATCTATTACATCCGATGCGGTAGCACTCAGCCTTTCCTCAGTAACCTTGACTAATTCTTTACTGCCTGAACCCTTATTGTCCATCTGTTTCCTCCTTATTAGTATCAACCTCTGTTATCATAGCAAATATAAATATAACAATAGAAAATATCAATGTGGCTATCCACCTGCCAACATTTACTTCATCCGCAAGCAAACCATACCACAATATAGCTATAACATTCAGCCAACCTACAGATGACTTCATCACACCCCCTTAAAATGATAATGACCCAAACTACCGTAATGCGTTCCAACCTCGAAATCCGCAACCAATGGGCAAGTGAACCAAGTAAAATCCAAATCAGGAAAGTACTCCGATCCATAGTCAGTGGTTATATTCTCCATTACATCCTTGACCATCAAGCATAAATGGTCCAACTCCCCTGGAAATACATCGAACATTATTGAGTCGTGAACCGTATTGACCAGCTTACTCTTAAAACTATAATCCTGCATCATTTTATCAATAACAACAAGTGAACACAAAAGCACATCACTGGCTGCACTCTGAATAGGCATATTTATAGCTGCCCGTTCTGCCTCAGCCCGCATAGACTTGTCCCTGTCATTTATGTACGGAACATACCTGCGCCTGCCAAATTTACTCTCCACATATCCATGCAGTCTTGCAAAAGCAAGCATATTTTTCCTGTAATCCAACACCTCCGGAAACATACCATAATACAAATTAACAAGTTTTGTGGCCTCACTTTTTTCAATTCCGTACAACTTTACTAAAGTAAATGCTGAACCACCATATAGCAATGTCCAGTTAACCCACTTGGCCCTGTACCTGTGAGCAATAGCATCTGCATCACCAGCATTCTTACGCACTATGAACTTGTCATACTCATAATGGAATAGTGCACACGTAACTACTGAATGCACGTCTTTGCCTTCCTCAAAAGCCCTAGCCATTCCATCACAACCACTTACACTAGTCATGGTGCGCAATTCCATACCTGAGTAGTCCACAGCCATAAGGCATCCTTGCTCACTACCGTTATCCCTTCCAAAGGAGTAAGTGAAAATATTCTTCACTGGAAACCTTGCAAGTATAGTTCCAGGCTCCTTCTCAGGAGTGGGTATGTTTTGCAAATTGGGGTGACGACTAGACAATCTACCTGTCTCCGTTCCATGCAATAGATAAGTAGATCGTACCTTTCCATCTACATCCACCCAATCCCCAGACGCTGGAACAAGGTATGTGTTCAGCATTTTCCCCAGCAATTTACAGTAATGATAATGCTGCAGGAATTCTACATCCTCCATATAACATTTTATCGCCACCCACCCTGTACTGGCCTTGCCGGTAGCAGTTCTGGCAGTAGGCTTCAAATTTAGGTAGTCTTTACCAAATAACACATCACGCATATGGTATGAACTGTTGGGATTGAATGTAAATGGCTTGGGTGGCTTAACGCGCCTGCCAGCTCTTAGTTTAGTTGCATACTCAGCATTCAACACATTATTGCGCTCAGTACAATATGCAACTACATTAGGGTCGCTTAGGATATAATCTAGTTGCTCATCGCGTATCAGCCTATACAGTTTTATGTAGCGCCGTATGACTCTCTGGTCCAACGCAACCCCTGATCGCTCCATATGACCTAGTGCCGCACTGGCTGGAATTATTAGTTGCTCATACAAGCTAACCATGGCCAAACCTAACTTGTCTAATTCCTCATACAAGACGTTATGCAATTCCAACGTAGCTATTGCATCGAGTGCCGCATATTGGTGAACTACATCCGCCGGTATTAATGAAAAATCCCCGCCTTTAGACGGATCAGCTTCCTTGTGTTCAGCCATATAACTCGTAAGTTTCCTATCATACTCATACATCCCTAGATGACGACCGGCCAACTGCTTCAGGCCATGTCTGCCCCTGACTGGGTTAAGTATATGTGACAGTAACATAGAATCACCAACTATATTATCAATATCCACGCCCCAATGTGCATAAACCACCAAGTCATCGTATTTAGCATTGTGTAGCACCTTTGGCACATTAGATGTAAATAATACCTGCAGCAAATTGTGAGTGGCATTGTTTACATCAATTGACCACGCTCTCTTAAATGGATTGCCCATAGCTACACTCACTATAAATGGACGCGTACCTTGCTCGTACGGATTAACACCCAAGTTAGACTCGGTATCAATAGCTATAATATCAGCCTGTAATATAGCATCCATTACACAAGTCATTCCCATTAGCCCATCCACTCTGGTTATGTTGTAACCTGTTAAATGGCTATCTCTCGGTGAACCGCCCAATAAATCACCAACTTTATCAAGATCCTCAATCCAAGTTGCTGCCATGGAGGAATTTCGCAATATATACGCAGGATGATACGTAGGTGCATAGGTGACGTCATCCAATTCCAAGTGTGTGCCACGCCAACCTGTAATTCCACTCTCACCAAGCAGCGCCTTTAGTGGTGTATTCCCAAGTATCACAACCACCTGCGGCTGCAACTGTTCCAGTTCCTTTTTCAATAGTGGAAGGCAATACTTTATTTGCGCAACCGTGGGTTTTGCATTATTTGGCGGCCTGCAATGTAGCACATTGGTAAATGTATAGTTGTAATTCAGCAAACCCAAGTCATCCATTACCGACCGTAATAACTGCCCGGACTTACCTACAAATGGTACACCAACTCCATCCTCATCCGCACCTGGGGCCTCCCCCACCACAAGAATATCGCAACTGGAGTCTGCAGTGCCGTCTGGTTGCATATATGGACTTGTACAACCTTTATCCAATCCGCATTTAGCACACAATACATGTTGACTAACAGCAGTCGGTGTAATAATAGCTTCAGCTTTGGACATGACTCGCCGTACACCCTTTACTGGATACCAACTCAAGAAATGTTCCAACCATATTTTTATTAGCTATAGCATCTACATCCATCCACGCCACACGATCTTGGTCGTAAGTAAGTGCATGACGTACAATTGCAATGCACTTACGCTCCATACCATCCACAGTGGACTGTTTTATGACACCCTTGTGAGTGCGCCTGGATTCCAATCTAGCTATACAACCATCAATAGTCGTGCGTAAGATTACAAACACTGGGCATATATTATCACTATCCTGCAACTCCAATAGGTAGTTATAGAATGTAGATTTTATGGTACTTATCATCATTCCTTCAAATACTATTGCATAGTCTGGATAATCATCCATAATGTCAACTATGGCACGTTTTACATGGTCAACAGTGTGTAATCTATCACAACCACCCATCGGTTTGTCATCATAGAATCCTACAGCCACCCACTGCAAATCATCCATAACTGTTGCATAGATTTTACCATTATTCCACCTAAGATACCTGACACTATCAGACAACTCGATGAGTTGCTTAACTATGGTTGTTTTACCAGATGCATTACTGCCCTTGATCTGTATTATCATCGACATGGTCAACCTCCATACCAATCAGCAGCAGGCCGCTTCATATAGCCCCATAGCTCCCCATCAATAGCATCCCACTCTAAGCGGTTATATGATATATAATAAAATTTATATGGAACATTGTAAGGCAGTAAATGCTTCTTGGCAGCATTTTCGCAGCGTGTGTGGGATTCATATTCAGCCCTAGTATCCCAAGATGTGGAGTATGCCTTCCCAACCTTGATGCACCTGTCTTTGATAAACCTGATCATGGTAGGCCCATCCGCAACGGCATACAGCATCTCGTATCCACCACCACATTCCTGAGCTACAAGACCCAAATCCCCCAACAATGCACCCGGACGCCACACCCATGACCCTTCCACAACGTACAGGGTTGAATCATCGCGTATCATGTCCGACAACATAGCGACCTTACCTTGCCTAGCACCCTTCCATACTATATTACGCTTGTGATCCCCATTTACATACTCAATACAATTATCAGCCAGTATCAATGAAAATGGATATATGGATTCGGCAACCAAATTAGGCAAGCTTCCATGTATATGAGTTGTTTTTCCAGTGCCATGAGATCCGCCTATACCCAACAACATGCCTATCCTCCTATATTCCAAAATATTATAGGTTGCGCCAAATCATGTACATTATTTTCCAACCAATGCCAAGCCGTTTCATTACAACCGGTGCACGGAAAAGGTGCCTTTGTAGCATAATCAGTCAGATACACGCCACCACTAACTATCACCACGTCATGTTTGAAAATATTAGGCACTTTAGCATAATTAGTTATATGATTCATTGCAAAGTGCTTGGGACGTGATTTGCACGAATACACAATTAAACATACCTCAGCCAATACACCACATACATATAGTCCACTTAATACACCAGCTGCAATAGTACAAGTCACCCCAGGTACAATCCATGTCCCGCCTTTAGTATAAACTTTAGGAGTTATAGATACTAGTTCCTGAGATGTCTCATCCACAACCGTGTACGATTTGCGCTTGTCAGGATCCTGCATATTATTATTCTCGTGCCCAATCCTTACATGAACGTTTATGCCATTAACTGTATATACACACCAAGGACTAGCTTTCATGCTCCACACCCCCTAACCATCATGTATATCCAAATGTTGTTTGCGTTTCGGATGTATATCAGGCGGCAAGAATTTTCGCAACTCCTCCGACAAATCCCCCCACCCCTCCATGTAAAATCTCACTTCACGTGTGTCCTTTCCCATAAAATATGCACCCTTATGCAAATCCTTATGCTTACACAATATCGTCTTTATTTCTTGGATATTCACACGACGATCATACAAAGGTGGAGCATTATGTTTGGCCATGAAATAACTTTCCATGTCATAGCACACATCCTCCAATTCATCATCCGATATAGGGTGACGCCAATCCCCAAATTTTATTAGAGCTGCACCTTGTCTAGGATCAACATACGCATCCAACGTGCTATTGCTAAAATCCACGTCATACCCTAGCACACGCTCGGCCATATCCGCCACCTTCCAACCCACCAACGGCCCAAATCCCTCGTAGGCCATTATAACCTTTTGGGAACTTTGAAAATCATCGTGATTACACATGTCATCTACAATACGCTCAGGCGCTCCTGCTCCAACTAGGTACGCTATGGTACCTTTGGCCCGCAAACCATAAAAATACCGACGCTCAGTACCCCTGGGCCAAGTCTCACGTATGGCCCTCCACATAGTTTTATAGAAATCCTTAGACTCAGCTATATGGGCTGCCACACCACAATGATAAAAACACCAATATGCAAGCAAGAAACGTTTCAACATAGACTCGCTTAACAAATGATCCGCCTCAGCTAGCATCACGTATACAGGATCCAAATCTGCTGTAGCTATCAATTCATCTCCAAAAGACTTCCAAGTGTAATCGCTTCCAATACTATCATCAAAATCATATGTACCCACATAACACCCCCCGTTTTACAATATGAGCACGTGCGGCTATATACACGCACGTGCTCATATTTGCTACCATCTACAACCATCTACAACTAACTTACTTCTTACCGGTTACCGGCCACGCAAGGCGTTGCGGACTGTTCTGGACTGATACTCAGGCTTGTATATTTCCAAACCGAGCTTTGCCTTCACGGCTCGTACCATCCGAATAATATCTACACGCTCTGTCTCATGTACATCCCACTCGGCACCGACCTCCTCAGCAAACTCGTATTTGGCGTCCACAGTCATATCGTGCCAGGCCGTACCGTTGCCCGTATCTTTGTACATCCACTTGAAGTGCTCCAGAGTTTGGACCTCCTCTCGCCACGCCATCCCCTTCAACACAGGAACTTGCGGTTTGCCTGGAACATCTACTGGGAGCGAAACTTTGGACCCGACGTCTGACCCGTGAGACAGTACATACATTCCGCCACCAATCTTGGTAATGTTCAAGACCTCGCCATTTCGCAGTGCAGACATTACAACATCCAACTCCATAAGCAACCCAGTAACATTTGCCATCGGAACACTCTTGACGTCATCTACAGGAGCTTCGGCAGTAGGTTCCGCAATTTCAATCTCGTCGGTTTCAGCCTCGACCTTGGCCTCCCCAGTTACACCAAATTGATCGTCATATTGCTTCAATCGTTTTATCAATACACTTTTGCGGCCGACGGCGCTCACGTCCCTGTCAGTACACAAATCCCGCAATTCCGTTATGGTATTGCCAGCATAGTCCACCATCACAAGTTCCTCACTCTCGATGACATCTCCCGCCGACAACACTTCCGACAAATCCTGCTCAGCAACCTCGGTCTCCTCAACAACTGGTTCCTCAACCGGCTCTTCAACAACTGGTTCCTCAACCGGCTCTTCAACAACTGGGGGCTTTGCCCCTACTTTACTTCTACGAATTCTTACACTTCTCTTGGTCATTTCTATCTCCTTAGTTTTTAATATTGAATCTATACATTGACTTTCCAACAAACAAGCAGTACACTCCACACAATCATCGTGCATATCACCATAGCATTCTGGTTTGTTGGCATCTCGCTCAGACGAGCACGGTGCATATATTTTGCACCGTATACACGACGGGTCACCCGAGTCGGCCCATCCAAAACAAAAAGGTTTTTCATTATCCATAGCAAGCAACCTCAATCTTACCCTATAATACTAAACTTTATTAAAAGTTGCCCAATGCAAGTGTCACTTCGTTACACGCACTCTCATATCTTTTAATGTCCCATCCCATACACCTCCTAAATGTACTCAATGTGACCTTGTAATTTTCAAATCCTTTGCAAGACACGAAACTTTTCCTGATGTCACTCAAGTCCATCAAATCCAACGTCCTGTTAGACGGCTTAAATACCTCAATCACCATTCGTCTTGCATCATCTGATAGACCATGCATAAACTCACCCAGGTCAAACCGTTGAAAAACGTATCCCAGCTCCACCAATTCAACCTCGCCATTATTAGATACTAACGATGACCCATCCTCGGATAGTGAGCCCATGCTAACCTCAGCAACCCTGTGAGTTCCATATATTTTTGCCAGTAAACTACGCAAATGATTACGCATAGACGTTATGGCTAATGCTTTTAATTCCAAGTACGGTTTGCCCAAATAGTGATCTACAATCTTCACTAATTCCAACGTGAGCTCACCAAATAGCTCATCTGGATTCAACAGCCATACATTCGAATTTGCACCATCCCATACCATAGTCCAGATGAGCCTATACAACTCATCGTATAGGATAGCAACCAACTCAGATGAGCCTACATATCGCCAACACACCACACAATCATTTTCGGCCATGACAGCATTAACATCGCTATCAAATGGCAAGTCAGTTACTAGCACGCTTGTATACATACATGGAATAGCATCGGACATGTTGCATATCAGCATATCGACATACCTATTATCAATCACCTCTACCTGATGCATAATCTCTTCCTCCTAGAATAGACTATATTGTATTGAGCCAATCAGCCACAGCTTGTTGCATAACAAACAACAGATTGTCTGAACGCACCTCATATTGGATACAACGATTCGGCAGCCTGTAATCCCCCCATTCAGCCATAGGTACAAAGTTCAGCACCACCGTTTGAAGATTACCATTACGACGCTCCTGAATCACGTCACCCTTGCGAGAATCTGTAGCATGTTCCAACACGCCATCCGTGATAACTATGTCCAATCTTACATTATCGTCGTCATCTGCCTTTTCAAGTTCCTTAAGTAATGGGTATATCCAAGTATCCTCCCCAGTCCAGCCGTGAACACTATCAGGAGCTGGAAGGGCCGCCATCGCACCCCTTACATCATTCTTAGCACGGTCGCTATCATCGTACAGCCGTGTCACCCGCTTACCATCCCTATCACCCGCCCACAACCAAGCAACCAACCTCAGCGCGCCGTCTGGCAATTCTGTACTGGCTATATCCAACGCCCAATACAACGTTCTAAATGCCTCAACAGCCGCTGAAGCCAAGCCGTTGTAATACATACTATTAGAAATGTCCAGGGCCAGGTTTATTTGCAATTTCACACCAGACTTTGCACTATATACTTCCCCAAACCCCACACCCTCGGTAAGTGCACTTACAGGATTATCCAACCAATCTCCGTCATCCAGGTCGTAACGCTCACGTTGGGACACCACCGTAGCTACATCACTTCTAATATGGCCCGCCAACAACCGGGCATCATTTATCAAATTTTGCAAACGCTCATCGTATTCCTTACGTGCAATCTTGCGCCTACGTTCAAGGTCTTGGTCAGCCAACAACCGTTCTTGTAGCTTACGGCGCACTTCAGCCCTTTCTCCAGCAAGAAACTCTTGACGCTGGTCCTCAGTCATCTTGGCCAGCATAATATGGCGATCCATCCGAGCCTTTTCGGCTGCGGCATTCTCACGACGGAGGCGAGCATTATAACGGCGCTGATCAGACTTTGTCCAACTACCACCACTACGACCTCCAGACCGTCTAAATTTTCTATCCCCACTAGCCATTTCATAACCTCCAAATCTAAGCTACACTGATTGTACTATAAATTCAGGAAAAAGTAAAGGCATTTAAGCCTTAAACCAAACGCGAGAAGTTATATTCCTTTTTCACAGTACTCAGTACTGACTTCAGCACGTTAACCTCGGACACTTT